TGATCTGCAATGAAATCCCAAACTTGTATATCACCACGTTGATAATGAGCAGGGTCTTCTGGTGTGTACATTAATAATGCCCCCAAGTATGATGCTCAACCCTATTATAATCATCTTCCAATCTAACAATATCATCTTCCCTACAATCTCCTCTTTGAACCTCAATTATTGTGATACCTTTTTTACCACCAGTGATACGATGTCTCTGTTCTATGCCAATAAAAAATTTATCTCCAACATTTGCCTCTGTCTCTAAATTATTTTGAGTGATGATACCATCACCGTCAACGACAATCCAATCTTCCGTGCGATACCTATGGAATTGTAGAGAGATTCTCATCTCTGGTTCAACCCATAGTTGTTTCACACAGTATTTTTTACCACGTTGAAGAACCTTGAACCATCCCCAAGGTCTATACTCTTTCTCTATTGCACTATGCGTAGTGGATTTGTTTTGCATCATTGTCAAAAATTTCTAAACCTTTATCAGTTAGAACATGATTATACATCTTTTCAAATACTGATGGTGGCATTGTAACAATATCTGCACCATGGGCAAATGATTGCGATACACTATTCACGTATCTGATTGATGCTGATAATATTCTGGTTCTATGTATACACTGTACCTTGTAAACTTGATCAATATCTTTTATAAGATTCAAACCTGTAATAGAATTATCATCAAGTCTTCCTACGAATGGTGATACGTATGCAGCACCTGCCTTAGATGCTAGAATTGCTTGTGCCACATCAAATATGAGGGTTACATTTACTCTAATCAATTCTCTTGCTAGTTGTCTGCATGCGATAAGACCATCATATGTGCATGGTACTTTTATCGTTGCACACTTGCCAAATTTAGATGCTAATCTTCTTCCTTCCACAATCATATTTGATGAATCACCCATAACCTCCATGCTTATATCATTCAATCCTAAATCTTTTAGTTCCTGATAAACCACTTCTGGATCTCTACCACTTTTCATAATAAGAGAAGGGTTTGTTGTGATACCATCAATCAACCCTGTGGCAAAATGTTTCTTGATTATATCAGTGTCTGCGGTATCAAGAAAGATACGCATGTTATCGGACGACATCATGTTGGAAATTCAAAGTAATTAAAGTTTAGCACACACCTTACTTTAGTGTCAACCTGTGACACTCCTCGGTGTTTGATATTTGAGGGAAATTTTACAAATCTATTTGCAACGCTCATAATTTTTTCACCTGTTTCAAACTCTGTATATCCATCATTTGAATTGACATAGTATATACCAGTCGTCATGGTACTACAATCTGCATCACAATGAAAGGCACTGTGAAATCTATTTGGTTTTATTGGTTCAAGGTTTGCCTTAATTCTATGCAATGCAACAAAAGAAATCTTATTTACTATTGGTAAAAGTATGTCAATAGATTTAGATACTTCATGCACAGCTCTACCAGTGCATGAATGGAATGTAAAGAAAACGTGAACAAATTGGTAGTTATCAACACCTTCTGATGATTGTGTTGATACCTTAGTAGGATTGAATTTCCAATCTAAACCTCCACCACTTATCATAAAATCGTAAATTTTTCTGTGCTGATCAGGACTTAGAAAGTTGTCAATAACATCAATCATTCAAATACTAAATAGGCTAGCATACTATAGGATAAAAGACCTATGAAAAGACTTCTTTTTGTCTTTACTTTATTATCTATAGGACTCCCTGCAAGAGCAGATATAACTCACAAATTATCTAGCAGCGTACAACTACAGGTAAACGCTGCAGCAACGCAGGTTGAAAGAATAGGGTCGTCGTTCTCAATACAGGGGAACGGTGTGGACACAACTGATGGTAACACAGCAAGTACAGTATCGGTTGGTACTATAACCTCAGGTGTTTATGCACCTGGTACAATAGCAGCGACCCAAGATGTGCCTGGTGCAGCGTTCAGCTTCACTCAGTCATACACTCAAGCTGACGCTGTTCCAACATCAGCTCCAACAGTGGGTGCTGTAGGTAACTTCAGTAATCAAACATCTACTGCTGCTGGTGCAAAAGACACACTCGCTGGAACTATAACCAGTGCAGGTGTTATGACACTAACAGCTGGTGGAGCAGGCACTGTAGCAACTGGTCAACATGTTACTGAACTTACAATCAAATAAGACTTATGGTAAGATATGAAACTATATCGTGCGATGACTGTGGGTGTGATTGCCCTTGCGAGTGCTTCGACTGCGATAGCTGTTCCTGTTGTGCCTAACTTCACGCAGGGCTCGATGACCTCAACGACTGAGACCACGAGTACAGTAACAGAAACTATTAATTCGATGGACTATTCTACTGGCTGGACGTATTCAGTTAGTGGTACAAATGTAGAACACGATGGCACGAGCATAACCCCAGACGTGGGTTCTGCTCAATCAAATTCATTGAACGGAGTGACTTCATCATGGACAGGACTGGATGTAGAAAACAAACCAAATTGGACTGTGACACAGCAGGGGCAACCCTTCCAATTCACAGAACATTATGTTGCACCAGGTCTTCAGACTCATACAATAATAAACCGCACACAAACCATACAATCCGTCACCACATCAACAAGTATCTTCTCGCAATAGCAGTAGGTCTTGGTAACATAGCACCTGTATCTGCTACAGATGTTGGTGGTGTATCTGCGACTGCAAACCCTGTCGCCAATTCATCTGGCTCGGTCACCAATCAAGCCATACAAGTTTTACAAGGACCTTATATTACCAACACCTATGGTGGAGGGGTACAATGTCAAGGTCCAACAGCAAATTTTACTCCCTATGTCACAAGAACTGGAAATTGGTCAGATCCTTATGAAGGATACTACAATGACCCTGTATATAACAATGCTGACAATAATGATGACGGTATCCCTGATTCTCCTGGTGAGATCCTCTATTATATCCCTACTCGCACGGGGCAGAAGGCAACGCAAAATATAAGTTTAGGTTTCTCAGCAACACTATCAATACCTTTAGATAAAGAATTGCAAAAGCAATGTAAGGAAGCAGCAGCAGCAAATATAGCAGCAGTGCAGCAGAACACTGCCAACAAGAGACTCGACTTTGAGATAGCTAGATTAAAAAATTGTGGAGAATTAATGAAAGCTGGAATTATGTTCCACCCACAATCACCTTACCATAAGGTATGTGCTGATGTTGTATTAGTAAATCCACCTGGCGTGGTCGGACAGCACGAACATGAAATACCTAAACCAACAGGTGATGCAAGCACTCTAAAAGAAATCAGTAAAGGAAATGAAAATTGAATTCGAGAAACAATTTGGCAAGGGCACAGACCCTTGGTATGCCAAGGCAGAGAGATATGTATATAAAAAATTCAAGAACCCCTACCTACAGCATCTTGCCATAGGTTTTATAGAATGGTTGAAGCAGAAGTGGATAGATGTAAAGATTGAAAACACTATGACAGATGTTGATAGACAAGTCAAAGAGATCAAAGAGCAATGGGATGAAGAAGACAGAAAAAAATTTGCTCCTGAGTACACAGAGACACCCTCAGAGGTAGAAGGTCTAAATGATATGTCTATTTCTTTTTCAGTTTCAGAGGAGGAAGACCCTTCTTAGCACGGTATTCATTAGCACGTATCTCAGATCTAGATAACTCACGATGATTTCCTATTTTCTTTTGGACAGTGGTCGTGAGTTTTTTTATGGCAGGTTTTATAAGTCGTAATAGTAGTGGTGTTGCAGCTGCAGATGCTGTTGCCACGATTGCTATTGCTGCTGTGGTGCTGATTTGATTTGTGCTTGGTAAAAATTTTTCAGCAGTGGTGGTTGGTTCATACAACACCACACAAGTTGTTCCTTGCAACTCATGACCTATAACTTTCTCTTCTCCATTCTGTGTTAGGTCACCCACTCTTGGTTGATTAGGTGCAGGGCACTCTGTCTCACCCTCAGGAATGGTAGGAGGTTTTACTTCTGGAGATGTGGGAGGATCAGGTGGTGGTTCTACAGGAGGTGGGGGCACATCTCTTGTTATTATAAGTTGCTCTGGTGTGTAATCCATTGCATCAAAAGATGGCATACCTGCATCACAGAACGTGACAGTATCATCATCTTTTGCCAGTTGTTTATTTTTAGTGCCGTTTGGATATTTGTTTTCTGGATGTACCTCGACACAACCTGGTATATCTACAATTGGTTTTCCTATGTCAACTGTGACTGGCACAGAAGGAGAAACCGCATGCTCAACTTGCACAGGTCGTGTGAATATATGAGGTATCTTGAGTGCCTCTATACCTACACCTGGTACATGTATATTAAGAATTTCCACTTGTCATCCAGTCCAATACTTCCTCTGGTAATTTACCTACCCTAGGATCATTATCTTTCACCATATGAGGATCCATCTCACCCTTAGGAAGATAAGTAAGTTCACGTAGTGAACGCACAGTGGGATCACTTGTGACATTAGTAGGTAGTCTACCGAGTGCCACGTTATCATAATTTAGTTGGTGTCTATCGAAGACAGAAAGTTCATACTCTTCTGTCATTGACAAACAATTAGTTGGACAATATTCTACACAATTACCACAAAATATACATGCTCCAAAATCTATCGAATAATTTCTAAGTTCTTTTTTCTTTGTTTGTTTATTCATCACCCAGTCAACGACTGGTAGATTAATAGGACAAACTCTTACACACACCTCACACGCTATACACTTATCAAACTCGTAATGTATACGTCCACGATATCTTTCTGATGGTATGAGTTTTTCATATGGATACTGTACTGTAACAGGTCTCCTACCCATATGGTCAAGGGTTACTGAAAGACCCTGCAACATATACTTTGCAGAGTCTTTTATATCTTTAAGATATTGCAGAACCCCTTTGATCATACATACGCTACCTTTGGTAGTATGTATAATGCGAGAGCTATTGATCCCAGTATGATGAATGAGGATCTTATAGGTAAATCTTTCATCAGTCCTCCCTCAGAATTTCGTACAAAGAAAAAGGATGTTCCTGTAGAAACGGAACATCCTCTCTGGCGTGTGCTGCTGCCCCAAAAGCATCGTCTGCATATTCGCAGATGTGGTGCTCGACATCCTGTTGATCGTGCCAAGCAAGGGTATAGTGGTGCATGATAGTTTCAATTCCATATACACCTTATATAGTAGCAGTTAGTAGTGATATATACCTATTTATGTGTGGACTCACTGACTCTATTTCTGATCAGAAACAATCTTCAATGCAGGTGATTCTATTCTAATTGTTTGACCTGGTGCTGTATTAGATGCCTTCTCTATGAGTGATTCCATGTCCTTCTTACTAAGAGGTGGTGCAGAACCATTCTTCTTACCCCCAGCTTGGACACCAAATGTAGCTAAAACCCCCGTAAAGACCGAAGCTATGAAAGTTGGATCGATCTTTTGCTCTTGTTTGTAACCAGGTATCTCAACATAATTAAGAGTCAATATACCACCTGCCCATATCATGACACCAAGGCGTACAAATGTACTAAGTAACGCTAACTGTTCTTCTTTATCCTCTGCTGCTTCTTTTATCTTACCAACTATACCCTTCTTAGGTTCTTTCTTTGCTGAGTCTGTCATCATATAATAACTTAGGCATCAGTATTTAGTAATCTCTGTCATTATAAAATCTTT